AGTTCTCCCCGAAGATGTCCGACAAGGTTAGCCGCTTGAAGAAGGGCGATCTGTTCTAATCGCAGGTTTCCTCCTCCTTACTGCGATTGGTCAACCCCGAAAGCAATTTCGGGGTTGATTTTTTTTATCAACAGGGGTTGATTTTTTCGATTTTTTGGGTACCGAAGAAAAAAAGAACCCCCGGAAACCGGGGGTTCTGTTAAGTTTGTGGTTAAACTTAACCGTTGAACAACTCTTCGAAGTTCGCGTCCGTCTTCGTCGCGTGGAACGTGCACTGGATGAAGTCGATGACGCGGGTCGGCTTGATGTAGATGTCGATCACGAGTTCGTTGTTGTCTATGACTTGCGCTGTGTTGTTGCGTTCGTCGCAGAATATCGCGTAATCGTAGCATCCCTCGTTATTCTTCGCTATGTCGAAGAGCGGCGTTAGCGCGTTCACGACACGGGTTCTTGTGAATGTCGTGTTCGGCTCTGCGATGAAGTAACGAACCGCCTTGTTCGTCGCTCTCTCCAGCGTTAGGAAGAGGCGGCGCACATTGATGCGGTCAAAGGCCGATGCCTTTGTCTGGAGCGTCTTCTGGCCCCACGAGACGAATCCGTCGCCATTGAAGAAGACGAACATATTCAGACCGAGCTGATAGAGGTCGTCCTGCTGCTTCTGGGACGGGCGGATTGCGATGTCGGTGATGGACGAGAGCTTTCCGTTGTTCAGGCCGTAAGGAGCGTACCACGGATAGTAGTTCGCGTCCACGGTAGCCATGATGGAGGCTTCGAACGGCGAAGAGGGCATCCAGATGTATTCGTCGTTGAACGAATCGTAGATCTTGACCCAGTTTGCGTAGGAAGCGCCGTAGGAAGAGTTCGCGTTGCTGAAGAGATTTCTGAGAGGACGAACAACGTCCATCGAGAAGATCTTTCCATCGATGTCCATAATCTTCGTGTCGCGGCCACGGACGAATACCGCACGAATCGGGTCGAGCAGGTACATGCAGTCCTTACGGGTCTTTTCGCAGAAGGTATTGAACATAGAGCGAATCGTGTCGAACGCGGTGTAGTACACCGAACCAGCGTAGTCGTCACCGGAGCGCGTGAGCAGCTCGTATGGCGTGCCGGAGTTGTTTTCGATGTATTTGCGAGCGTTGAAGATGCAGTCGCCCGGATAGGTGACCTTGCCCTTCTCCTCGTGGCGGGAATCCTCGGACACATATGCCCAGATCGTCGTAAGACCGGCGTCAATGAGGACGTCGAGGTCGAACTCGAAGGTGTTGTCGCAGAGCGAAAGCGCCTTTTCGATCTTGTTCGGAATGCTTCCGATGTATTCTGCCGTGTTCTCCTCTTCGCAGGGAACCTCAAGTCCGAGCGAGCAGCACGTGCCGCTCTCCTGATTGCGGTTCGGGTATTCCTTTCCGCCGAACTTGACTTCCTTCGGGACGTATCTCGTGAGCTCGAACTTCTCGTTGATGACGAACTCCATATAGTCGTTAGGCAGCATCTTGGTGTCGATTCTGTTGGGAACGCGGCCCTTGGTGATGCGGTCGATGATCGTGGATCCGACATTGAACGAGCCGAGCGTGACATCCTTGAGGTCGTAGCTGAGTCTCGACGGGTCGGAGCTGGAGGCGCGGCGTCCGCAACGGACGGTCGCAACGACGATGTTGTCGAAGTTTTCCTGTTCCGAGAGATCGAGCTCGGTGGACTTTCTCATAATGTCGTCCGATAGAGACTCGTTGCCGGAAATCTCGAAGTGGTATGCGCGCTCGGGGAGAACCTCGATCGTCACGTTTCCGAGATCGTCCGGGGAGCTGACATAAGTCATCTCCTTGATTGGGTCGAGGGCCTTGGATGGATCGCCGTGGTACTTCTCGTAGAACTTGGAGTAGTCCATCATGGCCACATAGAATCCCTGATACTTGTCGTCCAGCGACGTCTGCATCTTGTTGACGATGTAGAACGCGGCCTTGCCGAGAATCGTTCTGAACGCATCGTAGCCGGTGCCTTCGCCGTCGAGGTTGTAGACCGGACGGGAGTACTTTACGGCACCTTCCTTGATGGCCTGATACTGGTACTCGGAGAGCGGAACGGCGACGGGGACCGGGTTCATAGTAAGCACGGTCTTGAAGATCGGCTCGCCATCCTCGTCGTAGCACTGCTCCTGAGCATCGATTTCCTTGATGCGATCTGTTACAATCTTGTTGTCGTAGTGGTCTATCGTATAAAGTCTGCAAAAGTCCATCGGCTTGACAGCCTCGATCTTGAACTTGCCATTATACGGAACGCGCTGCGAAAGGGCGTCCTGCATAGGAATTCCGTCGAATTCCACACCGATGACATCATCCGCATCGATCTGCGCCGAGAATGTCTCGACGAGCTTGTCGGCGATAGCCTCGGTATCGACCACGAGATTGAGCTTCCCGTCGTCTTCCACCGCACGGATGCGCTTGTCCTTACCGTAGTTGAGGTAGGTATCCGCGAGCTCGGGGTTAGGTGCGGCAATCTGCACATCGAACTCGGTACCGGAGAGCTGGCTCACGACCGTGCTCTGCCATTCGCTGAGTGCGCGACCATACGAAATCTTGTACAGAGTGATGTTTCCATCCTTGTCCGTATTCTTCGAGTAGATTTCGTTGAGTCCCTGCAACGGGTGGATGTCGGAATCCTCAAGGCGCTCTTTCTGCGTATCGTAGAGCTTGAGCGGAGCGTTTAGAACCGCTTCGATGAAGTGGTCGTTGATCTCTCCGACGTTGTTGAACTTGACCGTGGCGGTCAGCTCCTCGCCAGATGTGTTTCCGTTTTCGACGGCGACGCTGTAATACTCTTCGAGCTCGTCGTTGCTGAGCGTATCGACCGAACCGGATGTCTCCGGGGCGGGGATGAAGAGCTTTGTCACGGGAACATCGATCTGGATGCACTCGACGTCGTATCCGGGAACCTTGTATGTCTTCTTGACCTTGTTTGTCTTCGTGGAAATGCCGATTGCATAGGCATCCGGCTTCTTCTGCTCGATCCAGAACTTGTCGTTCTCAAGAGGAAACGCAGAAGCGTACTTCTCGTCGAACGGGCTTTCCTTCTCGGGGTCGAAATCCTCGTAGTTGGTCGTTACATAGTGGAGAACGGCATTGTAGAACGCGCTGGTGTCAGGGTCGTCCTCAAGAACCGTGTCCTTCGAAAACTCATAGAGGTACACCGCCGTGTGGTCTTCGGGGGTTCCGTGCTTGTTGCAGTCACCCTCGATGAAGTCGTCTTCCTTGACGTTGCGACGGCAGGCGGAAGTAACCGGCACGGAATCAATCGATCCGCCATAGGCGAGAGCGACATACTTGCCGGAGAATCCTTCTCCGCTGTCCAGACCATACGGAAGGCGAATGGTGTAGAGGTTTGCCGGGCTGTTCAAAATTTCAGCGCAGGAGTGGTAGAAGTACTGCTCCGCGTCGTTTGTCGGGCCGTTGCCTCCGAAATATACTTGGTTGAGCTCTTCTTTAGATGTAATATGGAGCAACTCGTTGGTTGGGCCCTGATGAGCAAAGCCCTGAACGAGTATGTTGGTACCGGCCTGAAGGACGGTAGACTCGGATTCATCTCTTTCGAATATCTCAACACCGGGTGAATTAATTGTTCTTGCCATGTTATTGTATCCTTAAAATCTCAAAAGACTTCAATTGTATTTATTTGAATTTGACATTTGCCGATGAATTTTGATATCATACGCCCCATGAACACCTCCATCTGGAAACTTACTGCACTTTTGCTGATAAATATCGGCATGTTTGCAACCGCTTCACAGGACTCCGAATATTCGGCGGAACAGAAGCAGAACATCATAGCCAGAACGCTTTTCATGGAAGCGCGTTCCGAGTATAGGAACGAGGGGCTGAAGGCGGTCGCTTCGGTAATCTACAACCGCGCTGGCGGAGATACCAACAGGTTTGTCGCCGTTTGCTTCGAAAAGGGACAATTTGCCGTATGGAACAAGTACAGTCCGCTGGAAAGTTCCGATTATACGGCAGAAAACTATCAGGTTCAGGTTCCTTGGCAGGCCCAGCAGAACAAAATCGAAATGAAGGCTTGGCTGGAATGTGACAAATGGGCCAAACAGATGGTTGACGGAGAATTCGAATCCAACATAGGAAATCGGAATATGTACGACACCGAGGCAACAGGGGCGTTGCGGCCTTGGTGGGAAAGAATGACCGACAAGAAAACGATCGGACCGCACACGTTCGGATATTTGCCCGAGAGGGATGGATTCAAGGCCAAAAATGGGTAAATATTATAAGATGCAATATCCATGGCCGAAACAGAAAAAATAAATTTTCACGGAGACGATCTACACCAATCTATACTGAACAAGTCAGCTCAGGACAAATTCCTGATAATACTTGATGTTCCTCCCTATCTAAAGTCGATCAACGACAGAAACGAGAGAAAAAACAGCCTGATAAATCTAGACAAGTGGCAGTTTAGCCCGTCTTCCATCTCCCTGCCGACGGTTTCAACGCCTGCGGTTCAGGTTCCATACGGCGGACAGACGATAAAGATGACTTCGCAGACAAGGCCAGCCTATACGCCTTTGAAACTGTCGTTCCAGATCGACAACAATTTCGACAACTATCATTTTCTTTGGGTATGGCAGGCGGTTATGAACGATCCGTTGAAATCCTTTATGGATCCGTATTGGGACGAACTGAAGGGGAATCCATACAAGGATACTCCGCTGTTCGAACACGGATTGGCATCCAAACAGATGAAATACAAGCACGATTTTACAGAATACAAGTCAAAAATAGTGGTTTTAGGATTGAGAGAATACAACGAACCGATCGTGAAATTCACATTCAACGAGGCGTTTCCGGTAGAGGTTTCTGGGATAGAGTACGATTACAAGAATCACGAACTCCTCAATAGCACCGCGACATTCGAATTCAATCAGATGAATGTAGAGCTGCTCGATTTCATTCCTAATGAAGTGGAAGACTTGGGAGGAAAGCATAAGCATGAGCCATAAGAAATTTCTTGAATTTTTGGCGGAAGAAAAGCTAAACGCGCCAAAGAAGACATACGACAAGACCATTTTCGGAACGGACGACAACGGAAAGACCATCCTGCGCGATACCGTCTGGAAGAATCTGGTCGCCGTCGTCGACAGATTCGACGAACTGGTGCCGATAGAGGGCGCTTATGTAATAGGCCCCATATGCACGAAAAAGTATGATGAGAAAACGCCAGTCGTTGTAGCCATACTCATAGACAGCAACGACATCAACCATGTCATACACGACAGATTGCTGTCTGTCGCGGACCAGACAAACAGAGGACTGGTAGCCGACACCCTGCACCCGCTGAAGACCACCGTTGAACTGATTGACGGCAGGGAAGGTCTGAAGAAATGGCTCGCGGCGCAAACGTGCTGCTTCGATATTTCCAGCAACAAATGGGAAAAGGAAATGACCGACATCGGCGAAAACATCAAAATCGCCCTAGTCGGAATAAAGAAACGCGAACCGAACGATCTCGTTTTCTTTGGAAGGGAGAATCCCGTGACTTCCGCCATCTTCGTGGATTATTCGAAGGAGGCGCTCGAACAGATAAAGAAGGAAATCAAGAACAGATTGTTCGATCTGACGAGAGAGGCCAACGGGAAAGCCACTACGACCATAGAAAAGAATTTCATCAAGGCCATAATTCCGCACGGCGACATCGATCCGAGAAAGTTGGAGGCCAAGTTCATCACGAACGAAGTTTCAAATGATGTTGCGTTGAATCTTCTTCGACAGAAATATTATTATGAAATATTGCAGATGATTGCCGATACCAAGTCCGACCAATCATTGGAAAACGATTTCGACGAAGAGCTGGCTGTAAAGAACAATGCACAGAAGTTCGCCGAAAGCCAGCACCGACATCCGACATTCTCCGAATTCATTTTGACAGAAGACGGAAAACATCTTAAAAAGCTAAAGAAATTGAAACAGATATCGGATACCATAGAACCGGGATCCGGTGGAAAAAAAAGAAAGTCCAAGGCGAAGCAGCACGAAAACCGTGGATTGAAAAATAGGCAGAATATGCAAAGAAAGCTGCTCAGACAGCTCGCCGCATATCGTGAGCTTACCGCTTCCCCGCAGGATCAGATTTCCGACGAGTTCTCCTGCCGCAGCCTGATCCAGAACGCGAAGGAAAAGCCTCGCGGATTCTGGCCGCTTACGGCCATGCAGGCACAATGGATCGCTTCGGTCTACCACTTCGATATGCCTACGAAGAGAGACAGGATCAAACGTCTGTCGAATATGCCGATGGCTTTGTTTAAGCCGAAGCGCGGAGGATTCTTCTTGGTGAAGGACGAAAGACTTCTCGGAATAACATAAAGAAAACCCCCTCGATCGAGGGGGTTTGTTTTTTTAATCGCAGCTGCTTTTCTTTTTCATAAACGGACGCTTCTTTGGAGGTTTTCTTAAACTGAATCCCTTTTCGTGCGCCTTTTTCATATCGGAGTCGAACAGGTCTTTGTTGTCGTTGTCTTCCTTTTTCTTGCTTTCCTTTTTCTTGCTTTCTGTTA